GAGGACCGTTGGCGAAGATGGAAGGGGCATTCCCTGCAAAGGTGATGGGGGCGTTGTTGGAGGAGTAATACTGGTACGCGGCAGAACTTGAAAGGTCTTTCGTCGTATCAATCTGTATGATAGTTGTGGTTGATGAGGTGTTTGCAGATGCGTAAATGATGGGACCTACAGCTTGTAAATTTTGAAACCTCGAACCAATTTGCGACCAGGGGAGTGGTGGAGTGTACAGAGTAAAGTTTGGAGGAGAATATACGAATATCTTTGTCTGATCGATAACAAAATACACGGAGTTTCCTATGAGAACTCCTTCCGTAATTTGAGTTCCATATGAATTGTAATTAAAATCGAACCAATCTGACGTAAAGTTTCCGTATATTGAATAAAAGTAAAAAGTTCCAGGTGTGTTTGTGATGGCAATAAGTTCATTTCCTGTAGAAAGTATTTGATACACTGAACTCACGGCCGGGTTAATATTTGACGTAAAATTAAAAGACGTGTATCCTCCGAGCTGCTGGAACGGTGTTGTTGTATCGTACCGAACGAAAAAGACGTTGGAGGCGACATTTGTCTGGGCATAGTACAGATACCGCGCGTCACACACCATGGACCCCGTCGCCACCCCCGAGTCCTCAACACTTACGGGGAGGTAATTGTTCGAAATGAAAGATGATGAGTTCCCTTGAATAAGTTCATCCAAAAGACCACTTACCACGTACCCATTCAGGAGTTGGATATACAGTATGTTTCCGAGGATGACAAAGTTGACGAAAACAGCCGTCTCACCGGCAAAGGCCGTGATGATTTGATATGACCCAGGTTCATCTATCGGTTTCGTCGTATCATATACGATAAACGTTCCATTTATTGTTAAAAGGAGAATGTACTGCTGGTAAGAAAGTGTATTTAAAATATTGCAATTGCTCCCCCCGAGAAGGTTCTGTGAGACGTTATATGTCAAGTACGAATTTGGATCGAAAAAGTTGCCCGAACCCTTGTTGAGGTCGTTCGATAGGTTCTGGTACTCCTCAAAGTCTATTTCTATGCTCATCTGTTGGCGCGTCAAAGCGCACAAGGGAATGGATTCACACCCAAGAGGAATATTGACATAATATTCTCGAGAGGCGACCGCCTGTGTAAAGTCTAGAGTCCCATTCATGAGTTTGAGGATAGCCTTATTTTCATATGGAATTGTGAGATCATTCACAAGTTCCATGTACTCGCCCGTGTACCGTTTTATCACTTGACGACCAACAAGTACACGAGCCTCCTTTATGAGTTTGTGCGCCACTGAATCGTCATAGTTGGAAAGAGACGGTGGAAGGAACCCTTGGACCCACCCGCCTTGGGACAGGGTCCATTGAGACGTAAGTGTACCGTTCACAAAAGGGAACGAAGGTCCTTGGAGGTAATCAAACCCCCAAAAGGCGGCATCTTGTGCATTTGCAAAGGTTATTGACGGGTAAACAACCGATTGAAACACAAACTTGTTTTGGAGAGGGTCATATGTAACTGTTATAGCATTTTCAACGAATCTTACATCATCTGCTGCTGGGTCACCGCAGGCTAAGCAGTTCCATTGTGCAACTGGTGTAGTGGAATTTTGTACCCATGTTTGACCAGGACTACTAGAATTCATCGAAGATGGCGAAATTCCCATCCTGTACTACCATTTCCCTACAAATTTAAACAGCCACAAAATATCCGTTTCCATACGCAACTGCACGCCACTGCCCAGTGCTTCCTGGTGCCGTGTTATTCGAGATCCACGTGGCTCCAGTGCCATCTGATGACGTCATTACATATGGCGGCCCTGTTGTAGATACAGCTGTGAAGCGCCCATTTCCGAAAGTAACAGAACCCCAGTTACCTGCTGGAGCCGAAGGATAACTTGGCCCAGTTGGTGACCATCGCATAACATACGGACTTGTTGTTGACGTAGCTACAAAGTACCCGCCACCGTATGCCAATGAAAAGTAAGAAGAAGCCGTGACTGAAGGGTATGACCATGTGGTTCCCCCATTTGCTGACGTCATAAAGTAAGGACTCGTGCTCGAAACGGCGGCTATTCTGCTGCCAGAGCCGCACGCAATAGCTTGCCAGCTCGAAGCCGTCACCGATACGGGGGAGCCCCAACTTGTTCCTGTCGAAGATCGTATGATTTTCCCCGTCTGAGAAACGGCTATAAATTGACCGTTTCCGTAAGTGACGGATGTCCACTGGCCGCTTGGCGCCGTTTGAGCGTTCCAGTGAACACCGTCGGGAGACGTCATGACGTACACAGGTCCATTTGAAACAGCGACAAATACTCCCGAACCAAATGCGAGAGAATTCCACGTCTGGCTATAAGGTAAACTGTACTTTGACCATGTTGTTCCGTTATCTGAGCTTGTGATGAAGAACGGCGTGGACACGGGCGAAGCATTAAATGCTACAAAAACAGGACCTGTAAGTGAACCATTAATAGTAAAAGTGTTCCCAGATGATGTTGCGACCGTATATATAGAACCTGGTGTTAAAGATGGAGACGAAGATGTAACAATAGTAATAGTTTGCCCTGGAACGAGAGATGCATTTGGTACTGTAATTTGTCCACCTATAGAATTGTACGGTACGTTCACAGGTGTTTCTGCCCAAAGGTTCAGGTTTTGGGTCGAGTAGTATCCGACAACGGGTGCAGGACGAATTCCAGACGTCGAAACTGTTCCGGAGTATGAAATACCCACGAGACCTGTAGAACAGATGAATGAGTTTGCAGTGGGTACGCTCGAAATGACATACGCACCGTCAAGGTTGAAATATGAGTAAGAAGTTCCAGACAAAATAACAGTTGACCCAACAGAGAAAAAGTGACTCCCGGCCGTGCTCGCCGTCAAAACGGCGCCATCGGCCGTGACATATGTGAGGTTCTTTTGAACAAGTAAAGCCCCTGAAAACGAGGTTGAGGTTTGGGGATACACGTATGTTCCTGTTTGGGGAGGGTAAATGGCCGGTAGAGTCACTCGCAAAAACGCCTTTGTAAGCAAGTCGCCGTAGGCGGGAAGGGTACACTCACTTGTCGTTCCGAACCGGACCTGCTGGTTATCAAAAGGAATCTCGAACGACTCGCCCAGAGGGGACTCCTGAGTCTCGTAATTTGTTTTAAAATATGTCATTGAGGGATTCGCAGTGAAAGGATTTGGGGCCCCAAGTATAATTTGAGCAGACTGTGACATCCTTGCTCTTCTGTTAGTACTCAAGGAATGAATTTCGAGCTTCCACCGCTAATCTGTAGAGTCGAGTACCCAAAGTAGTACAGGTACAGCGTGTACCCCTGAGCAATCTGAGGGGCCAGAGACGGGTTGAAAGTAATGTCCAAGTGAGATGTCTGAGAGTCATAATCTGAAAAGTTAATGTATTTGATATTGTCGTAATTTTTGGGACGTTCTCCGAAACAGTACATGTATATGTTCTTCGTAGGGACCGAAAGACCGTGTTGTAAGGGCTGACGGTAGCTATAGTACAGGGCCCCTGGGAAATTTGACAGGATGTTCTTGTTATTCAGGTAAATTGTAGCACTTTGGATAGAGTCCAAAAATTTGATCTGGACTCCGTTGAAAAAGGTCACGGGTACGGCCGCCGGAAGGTACTCGGTCGTGTATCCGTAGTTGTACCTTTGTTTGTAGTACGTTGATGCCGGTGTCTGGTACAGATTGTTTCGTATGAACCAGGCAATCATAGACACAGGGAATTTTGCACTAAAATTCAAACGGACCTGACCATTATTATATTCCTGTACAGCCTCTTTCCATACCCGACAAACACGGTATGATATAGGAGTTGTCATATAGTACAAACGTTCGGCATCTGAGAGCGTAATCTCTTGTATAAGTACTCGGGGATTTATGAGATCTATAGGGTTCCCGTTAACGTCATTTGGAGCGGCTGTGATCCATGCGGCCGTGTTGAACGTAAATCGAATAGTGATGGTCTGTCTCCGTAGAGCACACAAGGGAAAGTACGGCTTTTCGTTTCGTTGCGCGTCTGTTCTATTGTGCGAGTGTCGGCGACAGAAGAAGAAATCAAGGGGAACCAGCATATTCACCTGGGACGTTGCTGGGACGGTGTTGGCTTCGGACTGACCGAGACTGGTCGCTTGGTACATGGCCAACTTTTCGTCCGCGTCCAAAAAGAGTTGGTCTCGGATAATGTACCAGTCGTCTTCTATGGACTCGATGACTTCTCCGTTCAAAATGAACTCGGCCTTTTGAATCATGGCCCGGCCCACGAGGGGTCCGTAGTCGTACCCGGCGGGTAAGGCGGGCAAGGCGACTGACAAGTACACGTTTGTCAAAAGATCAGCCGATTCACGAGGTTTGATATCGATAGAGTACGATGCGTTCGGGTCCAGAAAAAGGCCTCCGGTCGACTGTAGGGGATTGAGCATACGATGAGACTGAACAAACGGAGAGTGTTGCCTGAGTTCAGGGACCCACTGAGACTCTCCACCAAACATGTACTTTTCTTGAGGTCCCAGGGCTGCAAGTGCCGTCATGGCACCTCCAGCCGCCCCTCGAGACTGACCGGCGATGGGTTGAGGAGGAGGCGGTTTTGGAATCTCAACAAAGTGATCCATTACTGAAAATGTCCTATATTTGTTTCTCTCTAAAAAATAGATATGACGGAACGTCTCCTCTTTGCAGACTCTCAGAACAGAGACGTGACCCTGTACCCTACTGGAAACTCGTACGTCTTGCACTTGACCCGCCCCCTACGTAACGTGGAGCGTGTCGATCTGGTCTCGGCTCGAGTTCCAAACACCATGTACAACTTGACGAATGGGTCGAACGTCCTGACCCTCAACGGCACAAGTAACATCAGTCTGAACACTGGGTTCTACTCGGCATACACCCTGGCTGCAGCTGTGACGGCGGCGACATCCAACGTCCCAGCCCTCAACTACCTCGTCTCGGAAGGACACTACCTGTTCACAAATCCATCTTCATTTTCGATCGTAATTAACTCGAGTGAACTCGCATTGATGCTTGGTATGACGACGGGGACTGTTCTCACATCAGCTCTCGCGTCCAACACGGACCCCATGTACTCCGGCCTGTATGTTCTACGGAGTTCGACCCTTGTGGACTTTTCCCTGAACGATACGTGTTTCTGGACGTGGATGAATTGAAAACACCGTTTCATGTGGATACAGGTGCCATTCAGGGAACGTCTGGAACAATTTCAGGTTCGAATGCAAACAGGGCGTTTGCCCCGATCATCATGGACGTAGGGTCGGCCTGTATAAAGAATTTTCATGAGAATAAGGATTACAGTGTATCTGTTCTGTATCCCGAACCCATTAACAGTCTTCAGAGACTGACGGTTCGATGGATAGATCGGGCTGGGAACTTACTGGACTTTCGGGGCTGGAACACAAACGCCTTTGTCCTGCGCGTGTACCTGCGCCCCGACCCCCGACCGATGCTCCCGCCACCTGAGCCGCTCGAACAGATTGAAATTAAACGAATCGTGGAGGCGATGAAAGTCATGCCGCCTCCACCACCCGAGCCAAAGAGGCGTTTTCACTGGTGGATCATAATTTTAGTTTTGCTTGCATGTATTGTTGCCTATAAAAGTTGGCCACGTGGGGGTCAAGTTGACCCGGCCCCCGGCCCCCCTGGAGGTGTCAAAATGATTCCTCGAGTAGCTTAGCGAGTCACAGCGAACATGGTCTGGCCTGGCTCCTTGATCTCCACGTTCTTGACGAGCTTCTTCAGGATCATGAAGACGAGGATGGACAGAAGGGTGGTCAGGAGGGCCGCAACAACGTGCGCCTTGACGCCTGCACCGGTCTTCACGTACTTCTGAATGATGGCCTGGACGACAGCGAACCAGGCCAGGGCCGATGCGAAAGAAAAGCCGTTCACGAGGGAGTTTATGCCCTGAGCCTCAACGGTCGTCGCAAGACTCACAACAGTAGATGCCATTTGTATTATATATAAACAAAAAATATTTCAGAGGGGTCCCATGGGACGGGGCCTGTGTACTCGCCCTCTTCTTCTGTGATGTTCGAACCCTTCTGAAGCCCCTCGAACCCCTCTTGCGGATCCTCTTCAAAGTCCTCCTCCTGGAGGATATTTGAGTATTTTGTCTCTTCGAGTTCTTCGTCCTCATCTTCCACGACCCAATACTTTACATGGGTCATTCCCTACCAAAAAATGAATTTTTGTCCACGGCGTTTTTCAACGCACGTTCTGTTGGGTTTGTAGGAGACCATTGGTCCCACGTATCAGCACACTCGTTCATCTTTTGGGCCATATCATCCCCTGTACCCTCGTACCGAGTCCAGGCCTCTTCGGGACCCGAGTCGGAGTCGGAGTCGGACGAGTCGCTCTGCGACTCGGACTCCTCCTCGTAAATCTCTGGATACAGAGAACCCGTATGTTTTCCCGCCACGTTCCGAGCCGCGTACATGAGCCCATAACTCATGTCCTGGGCCATGATACATGTTCGACCACACGCCTTGGTGTAGTGTGCGGCCAAGACCGTCGCCGATTCCAAGACGGGTAGAAAAAGGTCGACAGCTGCATTCTCAATATGAGTCGTGTCCATGTCACCTTGACCAGTTTTCATTTAGTATGAAAACGGTCTGAAACTTTAAGGCTCTGCGCCCCAGGCCTCCTTCAATTTTGTTTCAAAATTGCAGGAAGGAGAATGTCATTGGCTCTCCGAAAGTTCGACCCATCCAGGATGGCTGATGACAAGGTTTGTGTATTTATAGGAAAAAGAGGCACGGGCAAGTCAACACTCGTCACCGATATTCTGTGGCACAAAAAACACTTGCCGGCCGGTATCGCCATGTCCGGAACCGAGGAGGGAAATGGATACTATAAACAGTTTATTCCTGACCTCTTCGTCTTTGGTGATTATAACCGCGACGCCCTTGAGAAACTCATAGAGCGTCAAAAGAAGCTCTTGGCCGTCGGGAAGTGCGCTCCCGTCTTTGTCCTTATGGACGATTGTATGTATGACCGGGCCTTTATGCGCGACACGGCTATTCGTCAACTCTTTATGAATGGACGTCATTGGAAGATATTCTTCATGATGACGACTCAGTACTGTATGGATATGACCCCTATGATTCGTACCAACGTAGACTACGTGTTTGCGCTCCGTGATAACGTCCGTCAGAACCGTGAGAATCTATACAAGGCGTTCTTTGGAGTGTTCCCAAACTTTGATCAGTTTTGTCAGGTGATGGATGCGTGTACCGAAAACTACGAGTGCCTCGTTCTGGACAACACCTCCAAGTCAAACCGAATCACAGACTGCGTCTTTTGGTACAAGGCGCCCATCAGGAGGAACTTCCGGGTCGGGTCCCCAGCGTTTTGGCAGTACCACCAGAGACACTATAACCCACGGGCGGCTATGAGGCCGGCTCAGCCCGAACCCGCCGTCAAAAGACGAGGCGGGTCCGTGAGCGTTGTCAAGCGCGCCTAAGCCTCTTTTGTATTTTCCTCTAAAATTTCAGAAAGATGATGACCTACGACCCAGACGCGAGTACTCTCATAAGTGAAATTCCTTCTTCAGCAGAACCACTTTCAGTCAATGAAGAATTGGCTCGTCAAGCCCTCGCCAGAGCACCCGAAGAGGGCGCCAAGACCGTTCCGACCGGGCTTTTGAGGCTAGAAAAAAAGGTTGACGAATCTCAAATGGCTGACTTTTCCACACCAATTGAGGAGCTTATGCAGAACGAGGTCCAGGGTCCCCCGTCTATGATGGGACCGTCAGCTGCAGTTCAGCGTCGGTCGGCGTCCGAAGAGCCCCCGGAACGCAAGAAAAAGGGGGCGTCGGGTAACCCATTTGGTCTTACGGATGAGCAGTTCCAGGCGGCCCTGGCTGGCGTCGCTGCCGTGGTCGCCTTCTCCAAGCCGGTCCAGTCCCGGCTTCGTACGATGGTCCCCAAGTTTGTGGGCGAGTCGGGTGACGTGTCGCTCACAGGCTTGGCTGTTACAGCCTTCATTGCGGCCCTTGTCTTTTACATTATTAAGAAGTACGTTATTGATCGGGCCTAAGAGTCACCGAGACCAGTCGCGTAGCGACTGTGATCCTAAGAGTCGAAAGACTGAGGGGACGAAAGGTCCTACGGACCTTGAGTGGTCCCGCCATCTTTCACCGTGTCCCCACAATACTTGCGTTCCCCGCCTAGCGTGTACAGACCGTTCTGCACACATAGTTGTTTGAGCGCCTCGAAATTTGTCCAAAAATGCGTCGTGTGATCGTACTCGGGCACAGACATGTGTGCCAACTCGTGAATGAGTACATACATTGCCGAGTTTACATCGTCTCCGTCCAGACAGATGTAAATTTCGTACCCTTTGTTCACATTCTAACCTATGGGCCCCTTGCTCCTGTCCCACCCCTTCATACCGGTGAGTATAGAAGGCCGAAGGACCCCTTTCCACATCGGGTCACCAGTCTTGCGTAACATATCCAATGTGGCCCAGTATCTTCGTTTGAGTTCGGTGAGCATAGGAGGCTCCTGGTGGTACCAGAACACCAAAAGTAAAAGCACAAACAAAACACCTGTGATGATTGGCCACATCATCTTACCTACTCTTACGAAAGACAAATTTTGAGTACAAATCGGAAATGAGGCCCGTGGGCTGGTTGAGCATAGGTTCCCACAAGACCAGGTCGAGTCCGAGGACCATCAGGTCCGCGACGAGGACGGAGGCGTCCAACACGGGCTCTTCGCGTCCACCGTCCGCGTAGAAAGGCCCATCGACCAACCGAACGTTCAAGCGCCGCCCGCCCTGGATCAAAGCAAACTCGTTACCCAGGGGGTCCTTGAAGTGTCCATACTGGTCTACGAGAGCCTCGGCCCGGGCTTTCTCGGGGACGACACCTAACAAGAGACCGTTCGGGTTCAGGGAACAGGCGATCGCTTTGAGAGAGGCTCTGTACGTCGCAGGGTCTTCGCAAATGTACTGAAGTGAGAAATTGTAACAGATGGCGTCATACGGACCGGCAAAAGCGGCCTGGATGATGCTTCCCGTACCCAGGAACCATACGCCAAACTGAATATCGTGAGCCCTCTGTTCAGCCTCACGCATGGACTCCTCGTCCGGATCAATCGCAAAGACGTGAACCCGAGCCGCCTTCCACTTGTGCCAATCCCCGCCCCGCCCGCATCCACAGTCGAGCACTTTCGTCCCAGGAAGAATCCAGCGTTGAATCAATTGACGTTTTGCATCATTGTGCATTTTGCGCATGTGCTCACTTGATTGCGCCATTTAGCTTAAAAAATAAGCGCACGTTTCTTTTAAATGGGTTCTCTCGAGCAAGACTACTTGACTGTTCCTGGCCAGCTGTTTGCGTGCATTTCGTTTGTCGGTCCTGACCAGCCTCAGAAGAATGAGAAGCTGGGTATGAAGATTCGCGGGTGTTTCGCTTCCCGTGATGAGGCGGCAAGCCACGCCAAGCGCTTGCAGAAGGAGGATGCGCTCGTGGACATTTACGTAGTGGATATGTACAAGTGGCTTCTGATCCCTCCAGACCGTGACCAGATTACCGATGTTCACTACCAGAACGAGAAGCTCGAGGAGATTATGACCAAGTACCGCGAGAACCAGAGCGCGGCCGCAGCCATGTTCGAGAAACGTAAGCGTGATATGATTGCCAAGCCCCAGCCTGGTCCGTACCCCTACATCGACCCGGCCGACGAAAACTCCAAGTACTACACCAAGCCGGACGTTCCACCGATCCCTCACCCCGCGGAGTTTATCGACGACCTGAAGAAGGAGTTCCCAGACAAGGATATGGCTGAGATTGTCAAAATGGCTGACGAGAAGGTG